GAAAAGAACGACTCTTCAAATGCTGGCTTGTCTGGCGTTGCGTAACTTCTGAGCGCAAAATTCATCTGCGCCTTGTTCGCAAGAGACAGATTCTCGACACGATGATAAGCGTCAGACGCAACAAGTCCAGAAGCTGTTGTCTTTGTGAGTTTGATTGCCATGATTTTCCTTAAGCGATGTATGTGGCTGAGAATGCAAGATATTGACCAGTGCCAGCACCAAAGGTCAAATTTGTTGATCTGTCAGTGGCAAGGTAAAAATCAATTTGAGTTGATGCCTGTGTTGGAGAGGCTACAACAGCGTTAGCGCCAAGTCCTTTGATTGATGTAGCGCCGTATCCGTTTCTGGTTACAGCGATAAACGGCAAACCAGTGACAACAACATTTCCGGTTGCTCCTGTAGTTGTCACGTTTAAAAATTCAACTGTCACAAATACCTGACGACCAATACGTGTCCACACGCCAGTTGCGGTAACGGGTGTTGTTGGGCTTGTGCTGCTGCCGTCAAGAGTTGCTGTCCAAGTTCCTTCGTCGTAATAAGTCAAATAAGCGCCGTTGATAGTGCCGGGAAATTGCAATTGACCAAAAGCACTGCCCACTCTGAAAAGACCACCAGGATTCTGCACAGTACCAGTCAGTGGGCCGATTGCAGTCACACGCTTGTTGTTGAAATTGTAAAGAGGCGAGTCTCCTGTTTGGGTAAAACAATCAATCAGTGTTGTGTCTTGACCAGCAACAATCCGAATGTCGTAAACACCAGCAGCAAGTGAGTCACCGTTACGGCCCACGTTGATGAAGGTGTTGCTGGCGCTTTCATACCCAACGCCCGTGCCCATCTCAATTAAGTTGTTTTCGTAAGCGCTGCCCGTATCCCAAAACGACAAATTCTGAAATAAACAGTTTTTGAAACAATCAAAGTAAATGCCGCCGCCCTTGCAGACTTCAAAGTTGATGTTGCGCCATACGTTGTTTATCAACCAAATGGTTGGTGTAGTTGTAGTGTTGATGTAGAAAAACTGCACCGTCTTTGAGTTGTAAACGCGCAGATTCTCAAAGATGTTCTCGTTAAAAATTGTGCCGTTTGCTACGAACGCAACACCGGGCACAGTTGTGTTTGGGTTGCAATACCAAGAGCCACCACTGAACTTGGTGTCATACACACCGCCACCAAAGCTGGTGTAGTCGCCATAAATCAACGATTTGGCGGGGTTGGCTTGCTCCATGTCAACGTTGGTCACAAAGCAAGTCGTGCAGCCGTATACGATGTTGATGCAATGACCAGCATCTGCGTCGCAGGTAATTTTTAAATCCCTAAAACCACTGTTCTGCAAAAACTGAGTCGTGGAGAAATGAAAAGCGTCTTTGTTGGTTCCGGTCTGGGCGATGATGGTATTGCGACCATCGCCAAACAAGATCAAGCCAACCGTGTATTGGTTTGTATCAACAATGATCGTGTCATTGATTTGATATGTGCCTGTTGGGAAGTAAACCGCACCGCCAGCCGTTTTGACAGAATCAATCGCGTCTTGGATGGCTGAAGTAGAGTCAGCAACTCCAGTGGGGTCGGCACCAAAATCCAAGACGTTGGCGACAGCGCCTTGGATCATTGAGTAGGAAACTTTTGTGAGCGCCATGTCAGCATCAATCCACAAAGTAGGTTGCGGTCAAACTCAGGCTGTCATCTGCGGCCCATGTAAACGGCGCAGTTGCGCTCATTCCCGCGTCATTTGCTGAAGAAATTGGCCCTGACCCCGTGGTTGCCGCATTGAACAAAGCAGCGTATGCACCATACCAGCCCACACCGCTTTTAAACGCAGTGCCACCTGAGTCAAAGAATCGGCTTGCACCAATTGTTCCTGTGGTAAACGGAAAACCTGTAATCCCGGTCAAAGTCCCCACCGCCGATGTCGAGCCTGTGATAAAACCGTAAGTCAATGTGACTTGTCGGCCCGTTTTTGTGTAAAAACCAAACACTGAGCCGTTGCCAACAGTCAATCCTGTAAAGGTTGGTGTCCAAGTGCCTTCTTCATAGTCGTCCAGCAACTCGCTTGTGCCTGTACCCGGTGTCGCAGAAAAGTCGATGCCTTTGCCCGAGGTTCCGATGATGAGGTTGCCTGTGGACAGCGTGACATCACCAGGCAAGGTGATGGGCGTTTGAATCTGGCTGGCGTTGATTAAGTTGGTAACTGTCTTGAGCATTTCGTTCTCCTTAAACCAAGAATTCGATCACCGAGGTGAATGGTGGCGCTTCGGAGAACGTGACATTCCCACCTGCGATTGTGTAGGTGTTCTGGTTCTGATAGACGCCGTTGATGTAGATGGCAAACGGTGTGGAGGTGACAGCAAAAATTGTCTGAGTTCCATTGCCAGTTGCGTTGGTGGCCACGGAGCCAGAAGCCACGTTCCCATTCAGTGAGGTGTAGACCAGGCTGCCTTTGCTGTCCAGAACTTGGATGCTGTAGTCGCTGGCCACGTAGAAGCGTGAGGGCGTGCCTTGATAGACCGGATAGCCGTTGAGCGTGCGGATCGGCTGGGCGGCTGCAATAGTCAGAGCTGCATCCCAGTAGACCGCGATCTGGTTGGTTTGCGGGTTGAGGTTAACCGTGCCCACCCAGATGTAGCCGTTCTCCAGCGGCAGGCCGTCAGCGCCAGCGAATGCTGGGTATGGCGGTTGAATCGAGAGTGCGCTCATTGTTGGTTCTCCTGATCGAATTGTCGTCCTGTTTGGATTGCACTCTGCAAAAACTGGATGCGTGCATCCAGAGATTGTGGCAGGTTCGCTTCTTTTGCGAAATCCCCAAAGGACTTGCTCATGGCCGTGCGACGAAGCGCCGCCTGGCTTGGCTGGCCACCCTTGGTGGCAGTCTGCACGGCCAGCTCTTGGAACTCTGGTGAGGCAAAGAGCTTGGCAGCCTTCTGTACGCCAGCGCCCTTGGCTGAGGACATCCATTGCACGATATCTGGTGCAATCAGGCCGCCACCAGGCACTGCGCCTGCTACGCCAGTGGCAACACGTTGTGCAACGCTGCTTGACATGACCTGGCCCATCAGACCTTGAACCGCTGCATCGCCAAGAATCTGGTTTGCCTTGCCAGTGGTCGGGATGCGAGCCTGAGCGTCTGCAATGCGACGCGAAATCTCGTAGAGGTCACGCGATGCACGATCCCACTCTGGCCCCATGATCTTGACCATCTGGGAGTAGACAGGTGGGTTGGCTCGAAGGCCACGATAGACCTTGGTAAACTCTGCAGGGCTGAACACGGTTTCAGCAGCTCCAGCAGCACGGCCTGCCGCTTTGCCTGCGGTCACAGATGCCAGCGCAGTGGCCAGCGTCTCCTTCTGCAACTCATCTGGCACCACCTTCATCAGACGATTGAAGGCCGCGGCATCGCCCTTGGCAGCCGTTGTGATGGCCGTCTGCATACGTTGGGCCACGCTGCCATCGATCTCCTGGCCGAATGCGCCGACGATGCGCTTCTCCAGCGCCTTCTGCTTGGCGGTCAGCAAGTTTGCCGCACGCAGCTCGCGCCGAGCCTCCTCGCCTGCCAGCGTTGCCACGTTGTCCAGTTGATCTTGGGCAAGTGCAGCATAAAGGCGCTTGAGGTCACCGGCTGCCATGTTGTCATATGGTGACTTCAGGCCGCCAACGGCCTGGCCTACCAAGTCCTTCTCGCGCTTGAGGCCGAAATAGGTCAGCTCACCCTTCTCCAGCATCTTGGCCAGATTGGATTCCTGTGGCGTCATGCGTCCTGCAGCGCCCAGATTGGTACGCAGGTCGTCAAGGTAAGTTTTGAGGTTGTTCAGTTCAACTGGAGAATTCTTTGGCACTGCCTCATCAATACGGTCATAGATCGCCTTGGCGTCAGTTTTCAGCGTTTGCCTGGCCTGCTGCAAGTTTTCCACAATCTTCTGAGAGGTAGCCCCAGGAGCTGGTCTGCCAGCAATGAAATTCGCATCAAACTGCTGCGACACCTCGTCGGCACGCTGGATGGCGTTGCGCACGGTGCTTTCCCATGCGGCCTCAGCCTCGCCTGCGACCAGCGCACGGGTCAGGCCCACGGCACTGCGCACCTGCGGGTTGTCGCTCAATACATCGAATGGCAAGTCGATGCGAAGACGCTCGGCTGCTGCACGGGCCTCTGGGTTAACCTGCGCAAGATCAACCAGTTGGGCCTTGGCCGCTGACGATCCAGGCCCAAATCCTCCAGCCTTGCGTGCCAGGTTCAGAACATCGATGACGCCACCTGCTGTGGCCTCTGCTGCGGCTGCTGCAGGCGGCACTTCAGGGGCCATTGCCGTGCCCGTAGGAGCGCCAGCAGGGCCAGGAGCAGGAGGTGGTGCCTCGGGTATTGCTGCGGCTGCTGGAGGCACTACTGGGGCCACAGGAGGCACTGCTGCCGGTGCTGGAGGTGCAGGTGCTGGCCTGCTCCTGAGTGCAGCGATTTGCTGTTGCACCTCGCCAAGCCTGGCCTCTCGGATTCCTCTGGACTCACCCTGCCGGATTGGCTGAGAGGAAAGCATTTCCAGTTCAAACTCAAGCGCCTGGAGCTGTGCCGCTGGTGCACCAGTAGGTGGCCCCATGTCAAAAGTCGGCTCGACGCGAGGTGCGGCAGGAACAGAAGGAGCCGCAGGAGCGCGTCCTGTGGCTCGCTGGACGCCTTGTCGCACGGCTGCAGCCGCAGGTGGTGCTACGCGTTGAATGATCTGCCCAGCTGGGCCTGTGACGGTTGCTAGGCCAACCTCGCCCAAATTGAACTCGCCGCCAACACTCAGAGCATCACCCACCAAAGAATGCGGTGGAATGCCCGTCTGTGTTGCCTCAATTCCTGCCTGCGTTGCGCCAGCCTTGAGAGCAGCGCCAGGGATGGTCGCAGCTCGGCCTGCCGGTGTGAATGCAGCAAATCCACCAAGAATCCTGGGAAGATCGCCCATTGTGAGGCCTGGCGGGATAGCATATTCCTTCTGGTTAACAGATGACCGCAGGATGTAGTTTCCCTTTTCGTCTTGGCGAACCTGCAATCCAGGGAAGTTGGACTGCAGAATCTGCACCGTTTCCTTTGGATTGCTGAGCAGCGATCCAAGGGCAGTTCTGAAAGATGCCACGCTCATCTGATTGAGTTCTGGCATGGTTGTCCACTCAGGCAATTGCTGAGTTTCAGGCGTTGCGCGAGCGCGTCCGGTGACAGACTCAACCAATCCCTCGAAAAATCCCATCGGCCTTTGCTGCTCTGGAGCCGTAGCAGGAGCAGGGGCAGTAGCAGGGGTTGCCGGTGCAGGTGCAACAATAGGCGCAGGAGTTGCCATAGCGGCAGGGGCAGGTCTAGCTGCTCTGGGAGCCGCAGCCGGTGCAGGCGCAGGTGCCATTGCTGCTGGCGCTGCGGCAGAAGCTGCGGCAGGTGCAGGGGCGGCAGCTTGTGCCTGAGCGCCTTGCTGGCGCTGTGCATAGGCCGCCTGAGCAGCCTGGATCAATTGCACATCTGTTGCGTTATCCGGGCCATCCAGCTCGATGATGCTGCCGTCAGGCGCTTGGACTTTATATCTTGCCATTGGTTTTGACCTTTACCGAATTACGCGGAAACCAGAGGGCATTGCTGGGGCTGCTGCGGGGGCTGCCGCAGGAGCCGCTGGGGCTGGCGCTGGAGCTGCTGCGGCTGGAGCAGGAGCAGCGGGTGCCCTGGTTCTTGCGCCAGTGTAGAAATCCTGACCAAGAACTGAGCCAAGACCTTCGTCGAATCTTGCGATTTCTTCTTGGCTATATCTGCGCTCACGAATTAATTTGTTCGCATAGTCAGACAGTTTCGCAGATCGTGTTGCAAAAGCCTCAGCATACTTGGCCATCAAATCACGGCCACCTTCAGAATTGGCCAGCGAAGGAAATGCAGAGACAAACGCTTTAAACTCAATGTCTGACGTTGAACCAGAACCAGGCGGACGAAGCTGAGTTGCGCCACGAACTGAAAGTGAATTTGCCAAGTCGTTTGCTTTTACAGTATCTGTCTCAAATCCAAGGGTCTTAGCAAAATCACTGGTGAGTTTAACAAGCGTTCCGCCTCCTTTGCCTTTGAGCAGGTCTGCGATGACCCTTGAGTCTCGTGCAAATGTCCGGGCAGATGCAGCAGCGGCAGAAAATTCTTGTGCCCTTGGAACTTCAAGTTTTTCAGTGAGCAATGTTTCAAGTTGCTGGCCCATGTCTATGCGCACCAGCTCCTTGCTGACAGGCTCAATCTTCTGCGTTCCAAGGTTTCTCTGATAAACGCCAGCAGGCAGTCCAAGTCTTACCCTTTCTGCCTCTGGAATGATTGCAAAACCAGGAGCAGGTTTGGCCTCTTCCGCTGCTTTTGCAATGCGTGATTGCACAGTGGCAGCAGCCACATCTGCATCTGCCCTTTCTTTTCTGACCTGAGCGACTCGCAAGTCTTGTTCTGCTTTCAGACGATCTGGTGTGTTTGCTGCTTCTGCAACTTTTCTCTGTGCTTCTGCCACAGCCGCATCGGCATCTGCAGCGGTCTTTCTGGCCACATCTGGCTGCATCGCTGCAGTCCTACGCTCAGCACGAATTTTCGTTACGTTGTCGTACCAGTCCTTGCCGAATGCACCCATTCCGGTGTATTCGACCATCTGAGCCGCTTGAGTTGGGCTGACATCAAGGAGTTTCAGGGTTGCCTGAAAGGCATCGCGTTGTTGCGGATCAGTTTCGGCTTGAATACGCTGCTCAAGCATGTTCCGAGCAATTGTAGGATTTGACTCAAGAGCTGCGAGAAGCTGGCCTGAAAAGAGTTTGGCGTTTTCCAAACGCCTTTCGCCCATGTTTTTGCCAATGGCTTGTAGCGCATCAAACTGCTGCTTGTTGGCCATTGGAAGGATCGACTCCAAGTCCTCAAATTTGCGGTCTGGATTGGCAAAGAATGTGCGCAGACCAGTCTCAAAAACCTGTTGATTCTGAGTTGCCTGTCTTTGGGCCTCTACTTGTGCCCGAGCCTCTGCTACACCAGCGCCAAGTTTGAACCCACCGAGTGCCGCCTCAAAAGGGCTTTGCACATCGACTGCGTAGTTGATCGGGGCTTGGAATGGATTGATGGTGGCCATGTTTTATTCCTTAAAACTTGAAGCCCATACCAGCCTTGCCACCTGCGCCGTACTGGAAACCAAGCACCTGAGCTGGCAGGTTGAACAGGCCACTGAATGCCTTGGCCTCGCCAAGTTCTCCACCAGCTCTGGCTGCTCCTTGCTGGGCCAGTAAGTTGGCCACATTGGTTCCAGACTCCATGCCAGCAGCGCCGACACCGGCAGCAGAACGCTGGCCCAAAGTGGTCATGCCGCCCAGGCGGCCATATTGCTGCTCGATGGCTTGGCTCAGCAAAGCTGGTCGGAATTGTGCAAGGGCGCCTTGCAGATTTCCACCGCGCAAGCCACCAGTGGCCGATGCGGTCTGAAGAAGTGCGTTTTCGCCCTGCTGCTGCAAAGCCTGGAAGGTTTGACCACCTTGAATGCGCTCAATGGCGGCCTGCTCTGCTTCTGGTCCTTGTAGGCCAAGCAATGCCTGCTGCTGCTGAAGCGCAGGAAGACCTGCCTCGGTGTAAGGTTTGAGCAATGCTTGCAGTGCATCGAACTGCCTACGCTGCTCTGCAATGCCAGCCTCTGCTGCGCCTGCTTGGATGCCTGCAGCTTCTCCTGCTGCATCGGCCTGCATCATGCCGCTGACAAGTTGACTGCCGCCAACAACTAGAGCTGTTACTGGATCAGGCATGGCTGAACTCCTTCATGTAGTCTTCAAATTTCTCGCCATACAACTCCATGACGCTGCCTGCATCTTCTGTCGCACGACGAGTGCCGTGGCACAGCGCCACGGTCATCAGCACAACGTCATAGTACCCTGCACGCCAGACAAATGACCGTGCATCGGCCTTGCCTGATCGCTCGGCCTGGTCGGATGCCTGCCACTTCAGGATCATGGTGGCCACTATGGGTGCGAGGCTGTGGGAGTTGGCAATCCAAAATGTGTTCTGGTTCATGCCAACCAGGGTGTTCCAGATCACCGCATTGAGGTCTTCGCGCTCGACTGGATCACCGTCTGCGACATCATCAAAGACCTGGATGGCCCCATAAAGCATGAGCAGCCATTCAACGGCTGGCGTTGGGAGCGCGAAAACCCTTTGCAGGTTCACTCTCAACCAATCGACACCAGACATGCGCAGCTCCTGTTCAGGGTGAGCTGCTGGCGGCTCGATAGGCTCAGCGGCTGCATTTTCCCACATTTCGGCATCCCGTCAATATTCTTCTTCTTCTTCCCGGTCTTCCCAGGCCTGGCAGACGCGCATGTCGTTGCAGATGAAGTTCAGCTTTTCACAGTGGCCACGAAAGCCTGCGCCTTTGTCGTAGGCTGCCATCGGAATACGCTCGATCTTGACTTGGGCCATAAAACTGTTGTCGTAATACTCGCAATTTGAGCAATGCTTGCGCCGTGCGTCCTTTTCGGTGCACTGCATGGCCTCGGCCAGCCCTGCGTAGAACTCCTTGTTTGCGCCTGGCTCGTTGGTGGGCATCTCTGGACCGTAGTTCCAGTCCTGCACCGCAATGACGTAGTTCTTCTTGTTTTCTGCCGTGGTGATGAATTCCTCATCCATTGGCAGGCCCATAAAGCCTTTGGGCATCATCATAAATTTGTCCATGCTGTTCTCCTTTAAGTGATTTCGCGGCCAGATGCTCGGATTGTCAACGATGTGGCTGCGCTGGCAATGGTGGAAATAAAACTGCCAGGCTCTAGAGCCTGGCCGACCAGCTCTGGAAAGGTATAGGTCTCATCCGGTACGATGCTACGGGTGTCCACGATCAAGTTGTTCGTGCCTGCACTGCCGCCACTGGTCACCAGGTTGACGCTGATAGTCACATTGCCTGCGCTCGTGTTGGTGGCAGTGAACTTGTCGATAATGGCCTTACAGTTTGTGGCCGTGTACTGAGTGGTCTGGCTGTTCTCGGCCTGCTTGGCAGGAATCAGCACTTTGATGATGACGGTCATTGGACACCTCCGATGTTGTTGTTGACTGTGAGAATTATGGACGGAATACCTGGGTGCGGTGCAGCCGCAGGAAAGGCAGTAAGCACGGCGCTCAGGTCGCTGACAGAAAACATCAGCTCGACATAATCGTTGGCCTTGAGGTTAAAAAAGTAATTTAACGACGAGAAAATTTCAGAGTTGTTGCCTTGAATTCTGATCTGGCTTGCACTGTTTGGCACATCCACGCCATTGAGTCTGAACCAAAAATAGAACTCAGCAGTGCCACCTGTGGTTTTGTCCAGTTGAAACGATGTATCAAAGTTGTAAATTCCCTCGCTGTCCACAATGATGCGCGAGGTGGGAGAACCAAGATAAACACCATTGCTCAGGTCTGTCGTGTTGAACGTAATAGCCGTCGCAGTATTGATGACCGTTGCCGGTTGCGTGGTGGTGTCGTAGAACGATCCGTAGCGGCTGCGCTTGAACTCCCTTGGCGGTGGGGTCATTTGCAAACCCTCAACGGCTGCGGTCAGTTTATTTAACAGCGCCAATGCTTGATTGGCTTTGTTCTCGGCTGACGCAATGCTGACAAAGGTTTCTTGTGCCAATGCACTGATCTGCGCCAGCGCCTCGTTTGCTGTGGCCGCCGCCGTGTCTGCCTGGTACTCAAAGTCAGTCCCGACAATAACCTGGAGCTGATCGACGGCAGAAAACAGCAGCTCGAACTGCCTGATCTGCTGCTGGTCGGTCAGAAACTCCGCGAGCTGATCGCGGGTCAGGTTTAACTTGCGGGATTGTGGTGCGGTTGCCATCAGTATGCCAGCGCCTCGATCTGTGCCTCAAGGCGTGCAAACGACACATGGGCATCGCTGTCGCCACGGAAACGCTGGATGCGCCAGTTGCGCATGTGCCCCTGCTGGAACCAAGCCAGGCGCTTGGCTGTGCTGCCAATCGTGCCAACAGCAATGCTGCGGTCTTGACTCCAGGCGAGGCCGTTGACGCTGTAGCTGGTGCTGATCTGCGGGTTCTTGCCCAGCGCCACGCTGCCGGTCAGTGCGACCAGCTCAAGGCGGTTGAAGATCGCGCCATTGCCTTCGTTGTAGACGATGACCGTGCCAAACTCCCAGCGCACTTGCTGGCCCCAGTGGTGGCCAATGTCTTGCACCAGATAGCCGATGGAGTTGGACTGCGGATCGCCGACCAGCCACTTGTCGTATATCCAGACCATGTTGCGTGCCCGGTACTGGCTGAAACCGACCACTGTGGTGGTCAGAGTGAACCAGACGGGCTGCTCCAGAGCCTCAGATGCGGAGGCATCGTAGACCACCGTGCGGTCTGGCAGATGGACGTAGAGGTGCTGGTGGTTCTTGTCGTTGCGTGCTTCCAGTTGAACCTTGACCAGTTGCTCCTCAGTGTACTGAAGGAGCAGATTGTCGATTTCCTGGGTGCTGATTTTCTGGGTGGTGGCCGCTGCGCCAAGGTAGATGCTTGGGGCTTCGTTTCGACCACCGCCCAAAAACGCAATGCGCTCCAAGTAGACGCAGCAAGCGTGCGTGCCAAGAACGCCCTTTTGGACTTGTGCACCATCAATGCGAGCAAATGGAAACAGCTCGCCGCCCACGTTGTCGAAGACCTCCATCGTGTTGCTGTTCAGTGCATAGACCTCGTTGCGCAACTTGATGAGGGCCACCACTGGGTCGGGGTCAACTTCTGAGCTGCCATATTTCAGGGGGTTGACCTGGGTAGGGTCTGACAACTCGGTGACGACCAGGTTGGCGCCATCGGTGGTCATGAAATAGCCATCCACCCAGCAGAAGTCCAGCACCACACCAAGGTCTGGGTCGGTGACTTGACGCAAGATTGGAGCAGTTGGGTTCCAGCCTATGGTTCCTGGCGTATTGACCGGAATCCAATAGTACAGTCGCCCACCAGAGGCAATGGCCAGCACATCAAAGCTGTAGTCCATAGTCACCAGCTCGGTGGTAGGCCCACCAACATCGCCCAGCACGGTCACAGACCCATTGCTGTCCACCGACACCAGTTTGGTTCCCATTACACGGTAGCAGACGCCGTTCCAGTTGATGCCGCCACGGTCAACGCCTGGGCCTGTGCCGTTGGCCACGATGCCATCGCCTGGGCGCAGGAATCCATTGCTGATGCCTGACGCCTTTGGCACCGGCACCATGTTCACAGGGTATGCGGTGCGCAGCTCTGGCGTGCTGTCAGCGTAGATGCCACTTAGGATTGGAACTTGCATGGCATCACTTTTTGGCTTTGTTGCGTGCTGAGATTGCCTTGGCCTTAGACCGTGCATCTTCCTTGGAGCTTGCGCCCCAGGC